CCGGGTGAGCCTTCGCAGAGCACCTCGCCTTTCACCATCAGAACGGCGCGGTGGCAGAGCCGCTTCACGAGTCCAAGGTCGTGCGAGACGAACAGGATCGTCACTTTGCGGTCTCGCAGTTCCTCCAGTTTGTGAAGGCAACGGTTCGCGAAGATCGCATCGCCCACGGCCAGCGCTTCATCGACGATCAGAATTTCCGGCTCGACGTGAATTGCCGTGGCGAAAGCAAGCCGGACATACATCCCGCTCGAATACTCTTTCACCGGACGATCGATAAAATTTCCGATTTCTGCGAACTCTTCTATTTTGGGAAATACGCGCTCTGTCTCACGGCGGGATAGCCCCATGATTTCGCCGTTGAGAAACACGTTCTCGCGGCCGGTGAATTCAGGATTGAAACCTGCTCCAAGTTCGAGCAGCGCCGCGATGCGGCCTTCTGTCGCGACTCGGCCGCTTGTCGGCTGGAGAATACCGCTCGCTACCTGCAGAAGTGTACTTTTACCAGACCCGTTAGGGCCGACGAGTCCAAGGATCTCGCCAGCCCCAACGTGGACCGTGACGTTCTTCAGTGCCCAGAACTCTGCGTGGTATCGCCTTCGCCTGAACGGAACCAGTTCCCGCAACCGGTCCGACGGCTTGTCGTACAGGCGATACAGCTTCGACACATTCTGGACAAGGACCACGGCCTGAATATAGCATTCAGACGCGTATCGTCACGGTCAAACCCGCTCCCGGCCGGCCGCTTTCCGCCAGTCCCGTTGACAGGATATTGAGCCCCAGACTCATACCCGGCGTAAGAGGCGGCAGGGCTCTGCCATCAATGGATTCGGAAACACTGCTTCCGGCCGGTATGGTCAGTTCACAGTACTGACTCCCGTTCGACGTCACCCGAAGCACAATGTCCGAACCGTCAGGCGCTTCGGCCACGGTAGCGTACACGTCCCGAACCGCCCTCGGTGCGTCAACACTCACAGGCGGTACCGCATCCGACTGAATGGCGAGATTGCCTCCCAGTTGCAGCGTGAACTGACCGCCTGACAGAGTCCGAATACCGCCATCTTCGGTATTCGTATACGAGTTGCCGGTTACCTGACTGTTGCCTCGCGAGTTCGTGACAAACAGCTCAGCCACTGCAATCCGAACATTCGGCATCATGATCGACTGCGAATAGCTGCCGCTCGCCGGAGTGCCAAAGAAGCCCTTCGCGAAGGGCAGGATTGTGACGCGCCGATTGAGGTGATACACCGACTCACCCGCTTCGTGGGCCGATGCCTGACTGCCGTACGCGCCCCTCTCCACCTCGTACTCTGTTCCGTCGGAAAGGATCCGCCTCGCGACCAGCACTTCGTTGCCGATCTGAAGCAGCACCCCTGGCTGCACATCCACGGCGGAAGTGATGTGCGCGGTCATGTCGTCGGCCGTTAACGGCTGGCTGAGCTCGATCGTGGATACTCCCGCCAGCTCATTCCAGCAGTGCAGCGTCAGACTTCCGGCAGCGATGGATCTCGTATTGTGCAGATCCGTGAATCCGATGCCGCCGATCTCAACAGATCCGCGCCCCGTCGAAGTCAATCCGAATACCGGAGCATCCGGAACGTCCAGATCCTCAGCGGCGCCGCCAATCGAATGCCTCGTCAGAGGCGACAACTCGTACGCACATTCCCGATCGACAATGTTTGCCGAGCGCCCGGAAATGTGAATCGTTGCATTCTGCCGATTCGGCACCGCAAAGGTGACTGGACTCCCTTCTGAAACGGCTCCGAAACTCCAGCCGGGCTCGGCCACCACAAAAGAACTCGTGTTATCGGGCACCACATCCCATCGGCTCGCGAGTGTCAACGTGGTCGCATCGTTTGCCGAAATCGAACGCTCCTGGCCTCTCCCGTGCCCTCTGGTGATCCGTACGATCTTGCCTCGGTACTCGTCGGGAAGCATGCCGAGTCCGCTGTTGCCGATGCTTGTCTCCGATTGGATCGTGGCTGAATACTCCGGCTGCAGTTCCATTCGCCAATAGAAGTTAGCGTGATGGTAGTTCTGGTCCGGAGGCGCCGATGCAGTAGCCTCCGAACCCGAATCCGAGAACGTAGGGCTCACTGGCACATTACTGGCGATCCGGAGCAGCCGCGTTGGCGTTAATCCCCGATAAGCGTGGAAACTCGATGTTCCCGGAGCAAAGCTGAGATTCTGCAGTGTCACCTCATTCGTATCCGTGCCTGACGGAACGGCTGCCCTCACCACGAAAGAGAGCGGGCTTTCTGAGTCGTCGGCGCCGACTCCGCTCACAGCGTAGTAGTAACTCCTTCCGCCTTTCAAAGCACCGGAGGAGTTCGAGATCAGCGCTGCCAGACTCAGCAATGGCACCGATGGAATGTTCGTCCCCGGCTTTGGCGGCGGCGAGAACGAGACGGATAAGTCGACGTCCCATGTTCCATCCGTCTTCTCGCGATAGCTCTCCTCAATTTCAAACTGCGATTCGCCATCCTCATCCAGCAGAACTCCCACCAGCGGCCTGGGCATTCCCACAGCCAGTGATGGCTGCCGTCCGCCTCCGGTCAGCCCGTCGGCGCCTGCGTACCACTCGTCGTTGTGAAGTTGCGCCGTGATCCGCGCAGTGCTGTAGTTCAGATTCGGGCTAATTCGAACAATACGGAACAGCTCACGCTCGAGCCCTTCTTTTGCGTAACTGATTGTGATCAGGTCCCCGGGTTTGAGTCCAATGGCGCGCAGTCCTGAATCGAATTCCACATACGTGTTGCCGCGAATGGATCGGTCGAGGGCTGCCCGAACGATCCGCGCCGCCTGGTTGAAGTTCGGAATCCCCAGCGCGGGCAGATTGGCGCTGACCTCATGGCCGGTGGTAACGGAATCTTCGAGGTCCACCAGCGAGAGACTGTCCTGCTGATACTCGTTGAACTCGTCCTGAAACTCCACCGTGTACCGATTCGGCGTATCCGCCGTGCTTCGAAACCAGAGCCGAATCGACGGATCTCCACTGTCGCTTCGCAGAATGTCTGAGAACGGAGAACTTCCATCTCCGAATTCGTAACACGGCCAGCCGTCATTCAGCTGCTCGGTACTGTTAGAGCCCGGCGCCTTATCCGGCTGCTGAATCGCGATCGAACTCTCCGCATGCAACTGCAGGAGACCTCCCGGCCCGTACGTCAGATAAAGGCCGGATCCATTCCGGACGCCGCGAATCACATCGGCCGCACTGCGCCGCTGCCGCAAAACAAGATTGCACTGGAACCGCGGAACGGCGACCGTGGTGCCGTTCAGGTCGGTGGTCTCGATGGTTTCCGCGCAGTAAGCCGCAACACTGGCAAAGCTGGCGAGATCGATCTCCTCTTCCTGCCACCCGCTTCGCCGCAAGAGATCCAGCAGAATCCACGCCGGATTCTTTGTGAACGCTTTACCTGTTGACGCCCCGTCGTTGTCGTACGCAGGCAGTACCTGCCCATCCAGCAGAACTTCAATACGAGGGAGGGAAGCTCCGTCGCTGATGCGATTCGGCACTACGACTGAAAGGACTGCCATGCTGCCATACGGGTCTCCCGCTGGTTCTCCTTCTCCGGCTTTGAAATCGGCATTGAACGCTCCATTGCGCTGCCCTTGCGTGACAAGGTTGTACCAACCTGTAGCCGTCGCCTGCGGCGCATTGCTGCCTGAAGGTAGCTCAATCCCATTTACCAGAACTTTGACAACCGCTGAGACCTCGCCCATTCCCAGCAGTACTTCCGTATGAGTGAGATTGCCATCGTTTCGAGCAAATATCACCGGCGGCCTGTACCACGCAGTTCCATAGACGATCGGGACGAAATCGTTATAGCGCGATTCGTTTTCTATCGCGGCGCTGAGATGAGTCCCTTTCTCACCGTACGTCTTTACCGAAATCGTGGAAGGGACAAACTCGATTCCACCAAATCGGCGCGTTTCTCGCCCGCTCGAATCCTTGTCAAACATGCCCCGTTCGACGCAATTACTCCTCGTGTAGTCGCACGTTGTGAAGGGTCCGTCGGGACCTGTCGAGCCGACGCCATTTTGCTGGTCGGGAGAATAACCGCAGCGAAAGAACGGGGAGTGGCTCCCTCGAACTCCGCCATCGAGGGCTTCCGCGCGCTGCTCCGGTGACGAAGGAAACATCCAGGGGCAGCGGCGCTGAATCCTCACTTCAGGAAGCAGAACTCGGTGAAGACTCATCCTGCTGGCGAATGAGAGCCGTATCGAATCTTCCGAAATCTCATCGGGCGGATCGCACACCCCGCGAAACAGGACAACACCCTCAGAAGCCGGTTCTCCGGACTTCAGATCGGCAAAAACGAACTGGACCGTCAGTTTCGCGCCCTTGAAACCGATACCTCGCTGTATCTGCGAAAAATGCGAGTCGGCATTCGCCAGCGTGATGGTCACACGCGAGATCGCATCGATGGAGTCCTCTGCCGCCGACGAAAACTCGAGCAGATTGTGGCGCAGGACGCGCGCGTTGAACTCCTGCCCGTCAAAATGGACCCGGTGCGTGCTCCATCGTTCGACCGCACCTGAATTCAGCGTGCATTCGAACAACAGGATCGGTGTTTCCGTGACTTCGCGTGATTTTATTTGATAAACCGTGTCCATATTTCAAGCCCTGGTCCGGCTCACAAGCCGGATTGTTGTCGAGTGATTGTCCGATCCATCCGCGCCAAACACCAGTGCGTCATCCGCGAATCGTGTCTCATGGAAAGCGCCGTTTCTCTCAGTTGTTCGCTTCGCGGAAGAGACACCCGGCTGGGGGCCCATCTGCAGTCCGCGGACTTCAACCACCGCGCCCGGTTCCAGCTGCAGCCGGCAGGAAATCTCTTCAGCCGCGCCACCGAGCGAGCCGGAACAGAATACCCGCCGCCACTGTGTGTCCGCCTCAGCGTCTGTCTCAATCGAACCATCGCCATTCTCGATGGCGAGCCGAACGCGCGACGCAGATCCGGACTTCACGAACGCACTGAAGCAGTAATGAAACCAACCAGGTACCTGCAGAGTTTGCCGGAGTGACTGCGTTGTCTGCGCCGTGTTGGTCAGTATCACCTGTCCTTCTGCCGCATTGATCTGCAGAAGGGAATCTGCGTCCCAAACTTCTTTAGTCGGATCTTCACTCCAGCAAAGAAGGTTTCCGCAGGGGTCCATAAAGAGGAAACTCTGGAGCCGCCCTTCCGTTTCTTGAAAGAAGCTTTCGAGAGAAGTACGTTCAGCATCTGTCAGACCGAAGTAACTCAATTCCCATTTGCACCAGCTCGCATCCGGATCCGCGAGTCGTATGACCGACCCGTCCGGCAGACGGTTCAGCACGGTGCGGCGGCCCAGAGTTCTCTTTAACGGAAACTGTGCCAGCGCGCCAGTCGAAAGTTGCGGGTAACAAAGTTTCATGACGTCCTGTTCGCTCTGATAATTAGCGTGGTACCCGCCCACTCTTCTGAAAAGAGCTGAGCGTGCAGTGAATCTGAATCGAAACTGCAATCCGGATATTCCGTTCCGTCCCAGGGATCCGTGAAGGAGAACTGGCCGAACTGGCCCTGCTGCGCAACGAAGAACTCCTCCACCGCCGCCAGCTCCTCTTCGGTAATCTGATCGAGGCGGAGCACCCACGTGCGAACGGGCGCTCCAACATCGCGGTATCTCTGCTCACTCCCATCGAGGTAACGAAGTACTCGCGTTGAACTCTCTGCGCGTACCGACGACGGGTATTGCGCTACCGCGCCGGTGCTGAGTCTGGGGAAGTCCACCATATCAGAGCTCCGATACCACGTCGTTTATTGAATGCGAACGCAGCATCGCGTTTCGAACCGCTCGCGCGATATCGTCGCTGTGATCCATAAAGGATCGGCTGTCCATCGCCTGCACCGTAATCTGAATCGGCGCGGACGCGGACTGCGCCGGCTGACTGCTGGCGGCGCGTGCCTGTCCGTTCTGGGAGTAACCGACCCCGAGAATTCGACGATCCGCAGTGAGGCCGGCTTCGACTGCGACGCTTTGAGGAGCACTGTAGGGCAGCAGCGGCGCCGGAACTGCCGGCTTGTCATCGGACCCGCCGAACAGCTTCAGCAGCCCGGTTACGATAGGGCCCACGCCGGTCACCATCCCTGCGGTCTTCAGCACCGTCCCGGCGATCGATCCATCGCTCTGCGCTGCCTGAGACTGACTCTGCTTCAGCGGGCGAGATGATTCGTTCTGCCGGAGTCTCGCTTGTGCTTCCGCCGAAGCGAACCCGGCTGCGATTCGCTCGACATCGAACTCCGGCGTTGACGGTCTGGCGCTCACCGCGGCGGCTGAACTCGCGGTTGCGAGGCTTACCAGAGCCTGCACGTCTCCGAGGGAAGTGGAGCCTTCCTTGTTAGCCGCTGCACGTGACTGGTTGCTTAACGAGTCCTGAAGGGATGTCGCGAGTTTCGACCACTCATCTTTCGTCATTGTTTTTCTCCGATACGATTTCCTGTTCAAGCACACAGAAAGCGTCTGCCGCGCGGGCAGGCAGCGCGTTGGGATCGCCAAAGCCGAACAGCTTCCCGACGTGATACGACTCAAGCCACTCGAGGCTCTCGGGAGTGATGTAGGATTTTGGGCAGGTGTTCAAACGCACATTGCCTCTGGCCCACACGAGTCCGGAAGCCGCCTGTACACCATTCGGTATAAAGCCGCAGTTCCGCTTCTTTTCGAGACCTTGTTTTCTGCATGTGTCGCACTCCCAGGCGGCCTGTCTTGCAAACTGGAAATGGAAGGCGACAATTAGTTTTTTCTTTCTTCTTCACTCAGCCCGCATTCGTGGCGAATTTCGTTCACAACCTCCCGGCAGAGGTCCTCGGGTCCCGCTTCGATGAGCATCTGCCTGTCAGCGGTCTGGCCGTCAATCTGTAGCCCTTCGACTCCCAGCAGTCCCCAGTCCAGATAGAGGCGGTCGATCTCGGCCCCTGCGATGGCTGCACTGAGTTTCTCGTCCAGACTCTCGCCGGCGCTGTCGAATTCCACTCGCCGGCCCAACTCGCGAACTTGCCTCGTTAGTTCCAGCCGGCGTCCAAAAGAAATGCGGGCGACGCTGAAACGAACACCCGCACATGTCTTAGACTCCACTACTCTCGCGCTTTGATATTCCATGTGATTACTTACCCGAATGCGATTACAACTTCATCGTCATCACTGCCCTGAGCGCGGCAGTTGAGGAAACTCCAGGAAAGTCTGGTTTCCGAATCGTCAAAATCCGGAAGCTCCGGCACCACACTTTTCAGATAGACTCCGAACAGCTGCTGCTCCTGCTGCCCGAGCTGAAACATGACACTCATCGGAGACCGCTGCCTCGCTGCGGCGTAGAGTGCCGCAGACTGCTCATCCGCCGTCGCGAACAACTCGAAGTCGAGCGATACTTTTCGCTGACCCGGTGTAATAGCCCGCAATCCGTCGAGGCCAAACTCTTTCGCGCGGGTTTCGATCGCATTCGACAGGGTCAGCGTCGCTGAAGTGAGCGTATATAACCGTTCGGGAGTAACGCCGATCCAAACCTGACCAAGATGGCCGGGCACTACCGAGTGATCAAACGCTCCTGGCGCCGGCTCGGCCGGGAATGCGGACAGCTCGCCCTGCCCGTCAGTAAATGAGGCGCTGTCTATCAGATCCCGTCCGGGTCCATTGAACGTGAATTCATGAAAATCGGAATTCACGATCATTGAGAATTCATCTACGGCCCCTCCACACAGAACCCGTTGAACGGCTGCATCTGGCGACCAGCAATCCAGCACGCTGAAACTGGGCAGTGACTTTGCAGGCCTGTATGTCACAGTCGGAGTTGCAATCGACCCTGCGCCGACGAACCCGCTGAACGGCGCGTTGATCTCGATCGTCTGCCCGTCAACCACTGCGGACACGAATCGCAACTCGCCTCCGGTTGCGATCGCTTGCCCCGCCGTCAATCCNTGANCGCCCTGGAACGTCAGCCGTGTTTCNGAGTTCGCCGAAGCGATGGTGCCGCCGCNGTGAATCTGCGGGTCTCCNCCCAGCGCCGCCTGAAACAGCGGACCGTAACCTGGCTNCTCCGTTTGGCTGCTCCAGGAGCTNAGATACGTCTTGAGCTGATAATCCGTGTTGCGCCGCGTGCCAGTCGGAGCTCCGAGAAAGGTTCGGGTCCCCGTTTTGTCGCGTCGTGTTGAAGTTTCAATCGCCTGCTTCGCCGAGAATCGCACCGCGGGAAAGCGGTTCCCGCTGTCCATTTCCGGAACGCGTCCGTACGCGGCTTCAATCGCGGCATAAAGCCGGTTGTCATTCGATGCAATATATGAGGACATGAATGTCTCTCCTAACTCAGATTGATATGCACTTCGAGCCGCACACGTGCGCTCTGAAGATAGTTCCTGCCACCNCGTTTGATCGGACTGAACACGATCTCATAACCGCCCGTGTAGAACATTCCGTTTTCCCATTTCCCGCGCTTGCGATCGAGGACGTCAGTAATGCCCTGCAGGTAGTACTGCAATTGGCTGTCGAGTTCCGTCAGATGGTCGTGTGAAACACGGATTTCAATGTTCAGGTCGGCCGTCCCTGAAAACGATCGGAATTTTTCTTTGAGAGAATTCACGATCCTGTCGCAATACACGTGAATAACCGGGTACTTTACGTTCGACGCCTTTTCTGTCAGCTCTTGCGGAGCATGCAGCTCCAGAATCTCTGCCTCCGCCATCTGCTGCTCCGGTTCAAAGAACGAAAGTGCGGCGCATGAAGCGTTCACACCATCGCTCGCCCGGAGCAGCCCGGCAAGTTGTGTCGTAGCGAGGGTCGCAGTCTGTGCCATATTCAGCCCCTCATCAGTTCCTGTCGGTTTGCTACATATCTGTCGGCACTCTGGACGGGCAGGGGCGCCAGATCCCTGATCAGACCGTCTACCGGCTCGAGCCAGCTTGAGCCCGAATCGAGCGGCTCCGAATTCTGTCGTGTGAGTGAAGTTTCCGAAGGCCCGGCATAAATCACCCAGGACGAAGCTCCCGGAGTCAGTGGCCCGGTCTGCACCTGTACTCGTGTACCGGGCAGCGCCGCAATGACGACCGGATCGCTTTGGGACCCTGTCATGCCATAAGGCCCGAGTGCCGCGAGTGTCACGCAGTACGTGGAAGCAGGCAACACGCCGCCCGGTACTGTCGTAACAACGGGGCACTCTGCTTTGGGAATCGGCGAGTATGTGATGCCGATGCCGATATCCAGCAATTGCTTTAATGCGCGTCGTGACAGCTCGGAGTACTGTTTCCACTTCTCCTGATACCTGTCATTGAGCTGGCGGCTGAATGCATCGCGGTAGACTTCGGCAAGCGTCTGAATCGCATGTGCGTGCAGCATCGGCTCGGTTACTACAACATTGTTCAGTTGACGAGACCCAGGCTGCACTCCCCGCCGCAGCAGAAAGCTGGCCACTTCGATCCCGAGCTCTCTTTGTGCGACGGTGAGCTTCGCTGAAAGCTCGATACCTTCAGTGCTTGCAAGGTCCAGAATTGAGCTCTCGTAAGCCCTCAGGTCAGTGATGGTCGCGATATTTCCGTCCGTAAAGAGCGCCATGCATCACCCTTTCTGCCGGATGCTCGATTTCAGCGCGCGAACGTTCTCCTCGGACATGACGGCGATCTGCATCTTGCCCGCCATTCTTTCCTGCTCCGCGGCTATTCGAGCTCGCTCGATCTCGGCTCGGTGTTCGTTTGCTTCGGCTTCTGTTGCGACACGAGCGCGTCCTTCAACGATCAGTTGCGCTGCGACCTCGCGGCTGACCTCGTTCTTTGTGCCGGGTTTGCCNCCATCGGGAGTCTCNTCGGTAACNACGACCACCCANGGCGTGGCGATGCTCTCTTCNGCCTGTCGGACTTTGCGGAAATATGCTCGGATATCCATATTGCTCCTTTGAGACTTCGATATCCCCGGGCCACGAATGACCCGGGGACACTGTGGGAACGACTAGCTGCGAACCAGAACGCCGTGCGCGTTGCGCAGAACCGCGCAACCGTAGAGGACGTCAACCGTGAACTGCTGCGCCAGAGTGTTNGGCGCATAGCTCATNAGCACGCGAATNCCGAAGTTNCCCATNTCGGCGTATTCGGCAATCGCGCCGGTGCCAAGCAGCGGCTGAGGCAGACGACGNGTAACCANACCNATAGCGCTCTTTGAGAACGCCACGTTNTTCGTGGTCACCGGCGTTCCGCCCTTCTGAATGAACTGCGAACGGAAGACGAAGAAGTCTTTGATCTTTCCAACGGTTCCGTCAACAATTGCACGGAGACCCGCGTCACCGGCCGAAGAATACTCGCTGAAGCGAGTGATCTGGCGCAGCTGCGAGTATGACGTTCCATCAACCACCAGGTACTTCGAGGCGCTGGCCGGCACCTTGGCATTGAAAAGCGCCGTTTCGGCCGAATCAATGCTGGCTTCAGTCAGGGCAACGCCGCTCGCGCCAACCGGAGAGTTGGCCGAAAACTGCGTGGCAAGCTTCAGAAGATCGGTCTCGATCTTCTCCGCCAGTGCGATCACCGCGGGCTGCATGTACAGCTTCAGCAGATCCGGCACCGCGAGGACCTTCGTCACGTCCGGAATCTGGAAGCTCGCTTCGGCATGAGTGTTCAGCACGATCGATGCATTCCCAAGATTGGGGTTCTGCAGAACAACCGAGCTGCCCTCAGCAAGGTTGTTCGCGGTCAGTGTGGGCGGGATCGGCACGTTCACCGTGTCGCCGGCCTGAGCGAGAGTGGGTTCAAAATCGCGATTGACCAGGTTCCCCATTACGAGGTTGCCCATCAGCGCTGGAAGGGCGTCAACCGCCACCAGCTTCACGATCGCGTTCGCGAGATTATCAGAAGTAATCGTCGGCATTCTTTTCAGTTCTCCTTGTGTCTTTTTGCCCGAGCCGTTTCAGTGCCCAAACAAAAAGGGCTCAGGCATGTGTTGCCTGAACCCTTGTGCTTTTCAGATTCGCCACAGCGGACCGAAGCCCGCTGTCTACTCAGCTAAATTCCCCGGATCGATTGTTTGGCGACTCGGGCAATCTCCCTGCGTACCTTGTCCAGTTCGTCTGCGCTCATTCCCGGTCGGATTTTGTCCAGATCCACGCCGGTCGTGGTTGCAGGCTCTGTATGTCCGGAGTTTGCCCCCGAGCCGCCATGAATGCGGCCCGGCAGCAGTTCCGGATTCTCAATCACGAAGCGCGCCAGATACTCGCGCATCGGAAGCTCGCCGGCGTCGGTGCGCACTGTAAGCCGCCCGTCCTCGGTCCGCGTAATATCTTCTTTGACAGCTTTGTAAGCAAGGTCAACCTTCGCCACACCCAGCCGTTGCAACTCTGATCGAATAGCTGAGCTTCGTTCAGCCTCGTCGGCCTGTGCACGGCTCC